GCGGCCTCGATCTTCGCGACAACCGGATCGGCGGGCGTTGAACAGCGTTCGCACAAGTAGCCCTTCGACTTCAAGAACCCGTCGCGGCAAGCCCGCCACGTTTCGCTGTTGTAAAACCGTTCTGCCCACGGCTTCATGCTGCGCCCCCTTTCCGCGCAAAAGAAAAAGCCTTCTGCGGATCGTCCCCGCAAAAGGCTTTAAGTCTGCGCTATTTCGTTTCGCAAAAATTCATCGTAAATATTATACCTCCCAAAGAGGGTATGCACAAGGGCGGCTTTTGGTCGCCTTTTGGTCATTTGTCTGTGTCCCGCTTCCGGTATGTTCCGGCGCTCACCGCCGCCGCGATCCCGAATATGCAAACGGACATATCGTTTACAATCTTGTTCCGCCAGCGGCGCGCCGTCTTTATCTCTTTGAGAATGCCCGCTTCTTCAAGCTCTGCGACAACCTCTTCCCACGTTGCTGTCTTGCCGCCCTCGCGGGGATCGCCGTTTATATCCTCCCCGAAATAGTACAACCGGATCACGACGAATTCTTTTTGCCCCTCGAACAGCGAAACAGCCCGCTTCAATTTCTCGAAGCCGTACTTCGTTTCCCGATATTGCCGCCGCTTTTCTTCCTGCATTTCCTCGACAATATCTTCTTCGGTTTTCTGCTGATAGTAGCCTTTCGGCTGCGAACTCGCCGAAAAGGTTTTCCGCCCCGCGTGATACTCCGCTTCGCAATACGCTTCTTCGTCCGCGACAAGCGCCGCCAGCTTCTTGTAGTTATACAAAAGCGTTTCGGTCGCCTTGAAGTAGTTTACGAAATCGCCCGTATTCGCTGCGTATGCTTCAAGCGCACCCGCGCGGGCGGCTTCAAAAATCGCTTCCCGCAATTCCGCTGAAAGCTCCGCCGTCTTTTTAGCCATGTTCTTTACCTCCCTGCAAGTATTTCAAGATCATTTCCGCCGCCGTTTCCCATCCACGGCACAAGGCGACTTGATAGCCCTGCTTTGAAAGCGCGTCCAGCCACTCGACTTGATTATCGCTTGCGCGCCCTCCGCGCTGCCGCTTTAGCTCTATGTAAAGCCCGTGATACCCTCCGCGCGGCACGGGCAAGCATAGATCGGGAACGCCCGCTTTTACGCCCTCCGCCCGAAGCCGTCCCGCTTCCGCCTTGTTCCTGCTGCCGCCGTTCGGGACATGGTAAAGCAATTTCAATTCCGGATATTTTCCGCTTTGCAGCGCCGCCCAATTCATCAGCGTTATTTGTTCCTGCGCTTCCGTAGGAACTGGAAGTCTACTGTTCCGCATTCTGCGCCACCTCCCATTCCTCGAAGAAGAACACGCGCTTTCCCGCTGCCGTCGCCCTCCCGAACTCATATTGCGCGCCCTTGCTGTCGATCCAGTCCGGAAGGAAGCAAGCCGCCGCGCATTCGTCAAGCATTGCGGACGAAATGCGGATATACGCTTCATAGCTGAACCCCTCCGAAGGCAACATCGCCGGATTGACAACCGCGAAGCCGTGTTCCTCCAACTTGCGCGCCGCGTCGTAAAATTTCATGCGGTAAAACGGATCGCCCGTAATCTTCCCCGCAAGATATACCGTTTCTTTCATTCCTGTAAATCCTCCCTTCAATCGTCAAAAAGCGTTCTTTGCGCTGCCTGTTCCTGCTGCTCCAATAGCTCAAAAAGCCGGATTTGCGCGCGTTCCTCTTCAAGCCGCTTGTTCGCTGCCTTGAAATAGTCTGCGTCGATCTCAAAGCCGACATAATCCAGCCCGCCGTGCTGATAACAGGCGACAAGGGAACTTGCGCTTCCGGCGTGTGTGTCAAGTATCCGCATTCCCTTTCGGGCAAACAGGGAAAGAACCCACGAATACAGCTTCACGGGCTTTTGCGTCGGATGGATCGTCCCTTCCTGCTGCAATGCAACGCGGTTCAAAGTGAAAATCCGCGTCGGCGTGTCAAAGCTGGTATATGCAAGCTCACAATCGGACATTGTAAGCCCTCTTTGCCCCTTGTCCCATATCAGCCAGCCTTTATGCCCTTGTGTCAGATACGGCACGAAGTAATTTCCGCCCCAAATAATTTGCGCCTTCGATACCCGTTCCAATTCGCGGAAGTATTCGGGCGGCGGAATAGCCCTGTCCCAGCTTTTCCGGATATGCTCTTTCCGATTGTGCTTTGTGTTCGTGCATATCCGTTCCCGCTGCCCGTCCACCCCGATACCGTAAGGCGGATCAACGATCGCAAGGTCGAAGAAGCCGTCCGGAAATTCTGCCATGCCTTTCATGCAATCCATGTTGTAAAGCCTGTTCAATTCAAGCAACCGCGATCACCGCCTTTCACTTTGCTTTATACCTAATCTTGCAAGGGGGGAAAGAAGAACATTTGCGCCCGCGTTCCTCTTTCCCCCCTTGCGAACCCCCCTTTTACTTTCGCGTGGCGCTCATAGAAAGAAGAATTGATATTTTTTTGATCTGTTCCGGAAGTCTGCTTCTTCTCTTCGGGCTTCGTTCCCAAACTTTACACATTTACAAGGCTTTTTAATGCTGATCCGTGAAATCAGCTTTTTTCGGCTTTGTCCGCTTTCGCTTCGGCGGCTCTAATACATATTTGAAATACTGATACCCGTATTTCGTGCTTTTTGCTTCCACGAATATGTATCCCTTCGGCGGGCGCGGCGGCTTCGCTTCCGAATAATTGCGTTTAACCTCTGTCGGCTTTTCCGCGTCCGGCTTCTTCGCGTTGCGCGTCTGCTTCCATCTGTGTCCGCCCTGTTCCGGTGTCCAATGGTCGAAAAGGTAATTTGCAAGCCCTGTGTAATCCTGCCCGTGGTCGATCCCGTTGTAATAATTGTGTTCCCGTAAATGCTCAATCCGAAGGACGCTGCCGAATTCCCACTTCTTTTCGATGAAATCTTCCGGTATGCCGTCCGATACCATGTGAATGTGAAATCGGTGTGTACTCTTGCCGCGCCCTACATATATAAAGATCACCGCGTCCGGATAGGCGTATTTCAAACGCCGGACGAATAGATCGCGTATCCTCTTTACGTCCCTGTATTCGTGGCATTCGTGTTCAACGTCGAACGTCAGCGTACTATATAAGGATCGCGGGCTGAAATTTTCGTTGAAATAACGGGCGTGTTTTTTCCTTGAAATGTTGATCCGGTGCTGCTCCCTCTCTTCCGGTGTCTTGAACCGTTGTCGCGGCTCTGCCTTGCGTATATCCTGTACGCGATCGGAAATTGTGAAAACTTCCTGTTCACACACAACGCCCGAAAACGTCCTTTTTTTAACTCTCCGCATAATCGCGCCGTCCTTCCTTGACTTGAAGCCGCTTTTATGCTAAAATAACTATGTTGAATAGCTCCTTTGCGGCAACGTAAAGGGGAGAAGCGTCCGGCTCGAAGCGCCGGACGCTTCTTTTTTCATTTATCCATTGTTCTGCGTCAAGCTCTGCATGAAGTTTTCGCATTTCGCTTCTTCGCAAGGCTTGAAGCGCATACCGTCCCCGCAACCGATACAGGGGAACGGGCGTATCCCGTCCGGCTCTGCGCCTTCGCGGGATTGTGTGCATTCCTCCAGCCGCGCGCATTGATCGCACCAGCATTTCCTGCAATCGGAAATTTCGGTTTTCTGTCGGTGTTCCTTTTTCCGCATTTCTGCGATCGCGTCGTTTTCCTCTTGAATTTCCCGCGCTGCGCTCTCGACTTCGTAATCCTCCACGCCTTGCAGAAGCCCCCGAAAGAACGGCGCGAAGGCGTACCCGATCCCAAGTCCGGCGCGCAAAAGCAATTCTTCGTCAATTCTGATTTCTGCCATTTCTCTTTCCTTTCCCGCGTTCTTTTATAATGCCGTTCACAACGGAAAACACGATCAGCACCGCCAGCGCGATACACACAACGCCGCAAAGCATATAGAAGGCGTTTGCCATGAATTCAAACATTGTCATTCCCTGCACCGTCCTTCCCGAAAACCTCTTCCGGCTTCACGTTCCAATCCGCTGCAATGTGCTTCATCATATCGACGGCTTCGGCGCGCTGCTTTGCTCCGCCGTCAATATAAGATTTCAAGATTTCAGATTGAAGAACACAAAGCGGGCGAACGCCGCCGTTCCCGCCGTAAGCGCCGTTGCGGCTCAACGCGCCGCCCGTGCCGACGTAGCGGACGAAATGATTTATCGGGCTGTCCGGTGTAGCCGTCCACCACCAGCTATCCGGAAGCGGCGGGATATTCTCGCGTAAGGCACGGTATTCGTCGCACGTGATAAGCCCGATCCGTGCGCTGTCCGTCCCGTACTGCTTCAAGCCATCGTCGGCGGCCAGATCGGAAACAAATTCTTTGAACATTGCTTCCGGCGCGCCTGCGTCGATCAGCCTTTGCAGAAATTCCCCGTTCAGATAGGCGCGAAGAGAAGAAGCGGCGAAGTCGTTTTTGTTGCCTTCGTCGAAGGCGCGTTCCTCGACGCACTCCGAAGCAATGCACTTCACCCAGCTTTCGCCCGTCTGAATAACCGTCCAAGCGATCCCGCCCATCGTGAATTCTGTTTTCGGTGTGATCCCGTGTTTGTTCTCTGTCATGTTGAAAAGCTCCTTTCTGTTATTCCAGTATGAAACGGCTTCTTCCACCGTTTCAAATTCCCGTGTCGTAAGCCCGCATTCGCGGCACAAGATCAGCGGACGCTGGGCAAAGTCGAAGTATGTAAACCGCTTCTTTACGATTTCGGCTTTCCCGCCGCAATATCGGCAAGGCTGCAATTCCGGTATTTTCGGCTTGTCCCGCTCGACGTGCTTTGTTTCTCCCCGTCCTGCTTCCATCGTCAACACTTCTTCCCGCCGTGCCTGTAAGGACGGCTTTTATTGTATTCGTGCTTCTGCCGGATCGCGGCTTCAATGTCGATCCCCGCATACCCGCAATAATCAAGAATGCGGATAATCACGTCTGCAAGCTCGATCGGGATACCTTCGGGCTTCCCGCCGCTTCCCGCGTAAACCTCCGCCGCGCCGCGCCCGTTTCTGTATTCCTCCAGCGCTTTGGATACCTCCGAATGGATCAGCGCTAAAGCTTCGGGGAAGCCGCGCTTTTCGTCCCACCAGCCGTGTTCAACGGCGTTTTCGTGAATTTCCTTTGCAAGCTTGTTAATTCCGATCATTGCTTTTCGCCCTCTCTTTCGTTTTTGGTTCAGCGTTTCCGCTGCTATCTGCTGCCGCTTCGCAATCGCACTTTTCTCCGAAGTCTAAATGCGCGCCGCAATGCGGGCATACCCTGTAACGATCCGCCATCGCTGCTTCCTCCTTGATAATCAGCCGCCGCAAGCCGTCCGCGCATAGCGTCAAGCCGTGCTTGCGTCTGTAATTCCTGCGGCGTTCGGCTTCTGCTGCTTCCCAGCCGCAAGACGGGCATTCGGACGGATTGCATTTCGCCGCCTTTTCTGGATCATAGCCCAGCGTACATACATATTTCATGCTTTCACCCGCTCCGCGTTATAGATAACAACCATCGAAGGGAAGGGCGCGGGATCGGCGGCGTTGCCTTCTTCGTCCGTGAAGCGAAGCCGCCCGCGAACGAAGCGGATTTCCGCTTTTCCGTATATGTGATCGTGGAAATAGCTTGTATCCGTCCGCGCGGGGATAAGTAGTACAATGGGATACCCCCCCCGCGATTGCTTCTTCGTGCGCCTTTTGAACCCACTTTCCGATTTCGCGTCCGTAAGGTGGATTGCAGAAAACCGCGCCGCCGCGATCCCAGCTTTGCGAAAGCCCGTCCGTTTCCGGCGTGTAGTATAAGCCGCATTTTGCCGTTTTGTCGGTCGCCGCCGCGTCAAGTACGAAGGCGAATTCCGCGTTCAGCTTGTCGAAGAAGTCTTGCGGCGTACACCAGCACATATTTTTTGAAGATAGAAGCGCCGCGTTCATTTTTCCGCCCCCTCTCCGTCGCCGACGACTTCGCCCGTTTCCGGATCGACGTTCAAAGAATATTGTTCCGGCTCTTCCGCTGCTGCCCACTCCGCTTCCTGCTGCCGCAAGGAAAGGGAAACGGCGCATTGCTCCGTCAACCTCTGCAAGCTCTCCACAAACTGCTGATTGATAACGTCGAACGGCATTATCACCGCTTGCAGAAGCAAGCCCGCTTTCGCGACGATGTACGGCGTTCCGCCTGTCGTGATCCGTTCGTAAAGCTCCAGCACTTCGAGAACGTCCGAAACGGGCGAAAGATAGCGGCTTTCGATGAATACCAGCCCGCGCCGCGTCTGCAACGGCTTCAAAATCTTTCCGGAATACACGATTGAAAGCGCTGCGCCCTCGATCGGCTTTTCGTCTGCGTCGGTATCCTCGAAATTTATTCCTTCCGGAATGCCCATCGTTCGCACGATATATTTGTCGCGGTCTTTTTCCGGAACGTCGAAGATCGTTAAAACGCTTTCAGTATCCAGCGGCGGAAGCCCTGCGACGGGATAAGCTGCGCCGCCGTCGCCTATGTACTGAATAACCGTGTCGCCGCTTTCGCTGTGCTTCTCGAATAGGACGATCGCTTTATTCTTCTTGCAGATCGCCGCAATGTTCTTTATCTTCATCTTCCGCCACCTCGCTTTCCTCTTCGCCGTCCCGCTCGATCAAGTCCGGAACGGTCACGCGGGGAACACGAACCGCCAGCGGGATTTGACAACCGCAACGTGGGCAATCCGTCGCCGAAAAGCGCGTCGGTGGCGTTGTCAGCGCTTCGACGAATGCGCGCGGCTCTTCCGCCGTGTAAACCTCTTCTTTTGTCGGCGTGAAGCGGTATCCGCACACGCTGCAAACCTTCTTTTTTCTGAACATTGTTGAACAGCCCCTTTCCGTGGTTAATATTTGCCGTAAACGCGAACCGTCGTTTTCCCGTCCCGCGTGATAGCCTGTACGATCGCCGAAGGCATAAAGGAAACGCGCAAGAAATCCCGCGCGGCGCGCTTTGCCAGCCGCCATGTAATCATGTTCCCGTCCGGCTCTGCCGCTGCTTCCGCTTCGATCGGATATTCGCAAATTAGAACCGTTCGCCCGAACGGGCGGCGGGCGCGGCGTTCCTTCATAAATTCTTTGTTGCCCTCTCTGCACTTGATAATTTCAAGCGGCTTCGGAAATTGCCAGCCGTTGCTCTGCTTCATCGTGTCCCGCTCCCTTCAATCGTCATAAGGGCTTGAAAGCGTCCAGCCCCATGTTTCCGCGCCTTGCCATTCCGCCGTGAAATAGTTTCGTTCGCCGTCGCCCGTGAAGAAGCAGTATTCAGCCGGAAGGACGCGCCCGACGTTTTCCCCGCCGCTTTTCTCTTCGTGATACCGTGTCAGCACGTCCGCCGCGATCCGCTCTAATTCCGGAAGAACCGGATAATCCGCCGAATATCCGGCGAACTGATACGGCGCGGCGACAACCTCCAGCACGGTATCGGGGAAGCGCGGATCGTCAACGCGGTTCAGTACGCACCACACGCAAGCCGCCTTTTCGGTGTCCGACACAACGCCCCGCGCTTCGCCGTAAAGCATTTTCGCAAGGGCTTCAACCTCTGCCGCGTCCGGTATGTATGCGGGCTTGTCCTCTTCAATCAGCACAAGCGCCGGAACGCGCGAAGCTGGCGGCGCGTCTGCTTGCCCTGCTGCCGAAGGCGGCTTTTCCTCTGTCCCGCTCCACGGCATAAGGAAGGAAAGCAAAGCCGCTATTGTCAGAACCGCTATAACGGCGGATACGGTCAGCCGCCGAACCGCTTTCCGGTGGAGCGGGCGGCGGCTTGTCCCTGTCATAATTTCGCGCCCGCCGCTTTAAGCGAAAGCCACCATTCCGGATTGCTGCGGAATGCTTCGTTCGGGCAAACGTCGCAATTATCGGCGGCGCACTCTGCGCAATACTGTTTATGAAAAGCGTCGTCCCACGGCGCTTCGAGAACCGGAAGGGAACGAAGGAAGCCCGCCAGCGTTGGCTTGTCCTTCGTGATTGCTTCAAAGACGGTCGCTTCCTGCCGCTCCCGCTCTTTGATTGTTGCTTCGTCGATTATGCACCCGTTCGCGACTTTCTCTTTAAGAAGCTGAATGAACGGAATTGCTGCCGTTACGTCGCAACCGTCGAAGCGCCGTTCCGCCGCGTTGCGGTCTGTGAAAACTTCCGTATTGACTGAATAGCATTCGTTTTCGTTGTCCCAATTCCAAAAGCGAATTTTGTACCGTATTTCTGCCATGTTGAATAGCTCCTTTCATTCCATAAGATCGAAAATGGTTATTTGTGCGTCGTCTGCTCTGAATTCTTCATCAATTTCCGCAAACGTCCTTTTTCTGTCGAACCTTTCTGTAACCTTATTCGGCAAGGCTTGAAGCTCCAGCATTTTCTGCCATAAGTCTTTGTGATGGTCGAATAAGTGCCGCAATTCTCTTTTCCTTGCATTCGGACAAAACCAGCAGCCACCGCGATCTGTGAATTCATATATCGGCGACAAAAGCCCGTATTCGCGGCATATATCGAAAGTTTCGCTTTCTTCAATCCCGTATTTTTCAAGCAACGAAATTTTCTGTTTCCCCTCCAGCCGTAAAAGGCGTTCTTGTTCGTCCTTCGCTATCCCTAAATATTGAATAACGTCGTCGCCAAGCTCTCGCTTGTACCTTTCAATCGGCGGCAATTTGCAGTCGCGTTGAATTGTGCATCGTCCACAAAGAGGAAACGCCCGAATTTTTCCCGCCTGTTTGCCTTTCTTTATTACGTGCATAAAGTTTGATATGTACGTTTTTTCGGAACGAAGTATCGTAACTTTGATCCCCCAGCTTTCAAATAGCGGTTTTGCTACTTCGTATATAAATTGCCTATGCTCTGGCACTTCGCCGCTTATTTCTTCATCGAACATTACTTCACAATAGATCACTTCGTCCAGCGGCTCGTTATGCTCCCGCGCAAGAATTACCGTCGCGATACTGTCTTTTCCGAAGGAACAAGCCGCCACGTGCTTCATGTTGAATAGCTCCCTTCCTGCGGATTATTTCGCGGCGGCGGCTCGACGGTTTCCGCGCTTCGCGATATTGTCTTGAAAAACCGTCTGCGCGCGGTCGGCGCTGTAAATCTTCCGCTTGTTTGCGTTCCGCTCTCCCGTGTACCCGCGCTTCAACTCTTCATAGACAGCCGCGACGCTGCGCCCGATCTGCGCGGCGATCTCTTCCACTCGAACGTCCGCGTTATGCAGCTTTTCGATCTCGCGGCGCTGATCGAACGTCAAATACGTGTATTTGTCCATCTTTTACCCTCCTTCCGCCGTCCTTCGAGATAAAAAAATAAGCAGTAGAAAACACTCTTGTTTTCTCTGCTTTTAATGTTACTCTCTTCAGTCGCAAAAGTCAAGAGTAAAAGCAGAAAAAACTAAAATATTTTTTCAGAAGGCTTCAAGCGGCTTCGGCGACGTATCTTTCAAAGAGCGATCCGGACGTTTCAAAGCCTAAAATCTCGCGCGGGTAATTGTTGATCCACGTTTCGACGCGCTGAATATATGCGGCGGTTACTTTCCGGAAGTCCGTTCCTTTCGGCAAGAACCGCCGTATCATTTTGTTTATGTTCTCATTCGTGCCGCGTTCGTATGCGCTGTACGGGTGGCAATAGTAAACCTTCGTGCGCTTCCGGTCTTTTCCGTAGATGGATTTTTCAATTCCGGCGCAATCCATGAATTCCGATCCGTTGTCAAACGTAATGCTTTTGAATATCTGTGAAAACTTCTTCCCGAAGCGTCGTTCTAACTTGTTCAGCGCCGCCACGACGCTGGCGGCGGTCTGATCCGGCATTTTGATAATAATTTCGTTCCGCGTCAAGCGCTCCGAAAGAACGAACAAGGTTTCCTTCGTCCGCTTCTTCCCGCATACGCAATCGCCTTCCCAATGTCCGAAGGTCTGCCGATCGTTGATTTCCTGCGGGCGTTCTTCTATGCTTTCGCCTTGCGGCGCGCGGGCGGCTTTCTTCCGCTCCACCTTGTCATACTTCCGCTTCCGCTCCCCGTGTTCCGGCAAGCTCTCGCGGCTGATCCCGTAGAATATACCCTTGTCGATGTAATTATAGATCGTCTTTTCGCTGATCTCCGTTTTGAAGGTCAGCCCCAGCCGCTTGATTTCTCCGACGACGGCGGCGGGGGAATAGCCTTCTTCGCCGATCTTCTTTTCGATGAAGGCGGATAATTCGTAATCGTTGCCGATCTTTAATTCGCCGCCTTTGGCTTTTAGGTTCTCTTCATAGCGCTGTTGCGCGATCTCCGGCGAATAGCGTTCTTCGGTCGTTAAGTCGGAATTCAAATGCGTATAGCGTCCGCGCTTCAACTCCCTGTATATCGTTGTATTGTGGACGTGCAGACGGTCAGCAATCGCGCAAGGCTTCAAGCCCTCTTTCAAGCCTTTTTCGATTTTTAGGCGGTCTGTCCATGTTAAGTGTTTGTGCATTCTTCCTTCCTCCAGCTTCCGAATATGACAAAAGGGCGGCATTTCTGCCGCCCCTGCCGATAGTTACTTATCCCGCGCCGCTTCGCAATACGCCGCAATAAACTTCTTGATTTCCGTTGTCGGCGTTGTCCCGTTGTCCGCGCAAGCCTTTTTGAATTCCTCCAGCACTTCCGGACGAAGATCAAGCGGGAAGCGGGCGTAATGCGTCCGAATGTGTTTCTTTTGCGCTGAATAGTCCTTTTCGTTCATTTTGTTACTTCCTCCGCTTCAAGGATAAGACGATAGCAACGATCGACAAAGCAACCATTTCAGGTATAGTTTGCGT